CGCGCATCATGTGCGAGAAGATGCTCGCGGCGGTTCCGCTCGACCGTGAGCACGACGCACCGCTACCGGAGTGGTGCATCAAGCTGTTCTGCGACGAGACCCTCGGGTTCCGCGAGCGCATCCGCATCGCGTTCATGCACCACAAGGACATCACCGGGGAGTCTATCAACCACCATCTCGCCAAGTCGTGGGACGGCAAGAGGCCCGCAAGCGTGACGAGGCGCGAGTCCAGTTTAATCAGAAAAGCCATGCAGGCTAGAAAGGAAAAGGGAAATGGTTAAGTTCACTGCCGAAATGTTCGTCGATTCCATCGGCGAGCGTGGGGAATACGATCAGAAGATCGAGCTACGGGCGGACGCGAACGACGCGGACGTCAAGTACCCACAGCATGTCGAGGTGGTCGTCAAGAGGAAGAAGTTCGACCTCGTACCCGACAGCCTCACGACTGGAACGAAGGTGAAGGTGGAGCTGTATCCATCTACGCGCAAGGGAGTGGGGAAGACCACCGGGCGCCCCTTCTCCATCACGGAGCTCGTCGTCGTGTCGCTCTCCGTCGTTCAGGCCGCACCGTCGGCGAACGATCCCGAGGAGCTTCCCTTTTAACAACAACCCGAAAGGAGTAACCATGAGCAAGCCCATGACCGACAAACAGCGCGAACTCAAGAGGGAGCGCGACCGCAGGTACCGCGAACGCAAGCGCGCCGAGAAGGCCAAGGCCGCCAAGAAGCCCGCGGCAAAGAAGTCTAAGACGGCCAAGAAGGTCGCCGCGCCGAAGCCCAAGGCGAAGAAGCAGGCCACCGTCCTCCGCGAGAAGATCGCGCTCACGAAGCCGAGGAAGCCCATCGTGAAAGACATCTACATCGGCGACCACATCAATCTCCGCAACTTCTCGCCGTCGCAGTTGATGCGCCTGGCGTGTTGCATCATCGACCTCGCCATCAAGGCCGCGTGCCGTTCGGTGAAGCTCGACAAGTGACATGGTGTACATAGGCATAGACCCGGGGAAGAACGGCGCGATAGCCGTCATCGGGGACGGCGGGATAACCGTCGCCCCCTTCTCCGAGCCTACCTTTAGGAAGATCCTGTGCGGGCTGTGGCCCGCCGTCGCGGTCGTCGAGGATGTCCACGCGATGCCCGGGCAGGGCGTCACCTCTATGTTCTCGTTCGGCTACAACAAGGGATGGATATGCGGTATGCTGTATACATACGGCATTCCCGTGGAGATGGTGTCCCCGAGGAAGTGGAAGTCGTTCTACGGGCTCGGGCACGACAAGCGGGATTCCATCGGCAAGGCGCGCTCACTATACCCCGAGGTGAACCTTCTCAAGTCCCCTAGGTGCAGGAAGGAGCACGACGGTATGGCAGAGGCGCTTCTGCTGGCGGACTACTGCAAGCGAACATCCAGGAAACCTACCCAGTAGATACCCTATCAATACCCTATTGATACCCTCTGGTATTGTATAGTATGGTATAGTATGGTATAGTGTAGGAAAAGATAGGAGGATACTGAAAATGGAAAACGACAAGATTCTTGCGGTTCTCGCGTCCATGCTTCGCGTAAATTGGTCGGCGCACGATCTGCACTACCGCGCGCACGGAGAATCCTTCTACGCGCTCCACCTGCTCGCCGACAAGGTTGACTTCGGGACTGCGGAAGACGATCTCAAGGAGGCGTACTACCTCGGGCAGGCGGAATCCCTGCCGCCGACTGACGAGGAGATCATCGACAAGGCCGTCCTGCCCGTAAGGCGCGTAGGGAACACGAACGCCGAGCTCGTGACAAACCTTATGAATGCGTGCAAGGACTGCATGTACTTCATAGAGGAAGCGAAGCGCATCCCCGGGCTGATGGCTGGCGTTCACGCCATACTCGACGGAGTGTCGCAGAACCTTCTCACCGTCTCGGGACTTTGCGCGAGGACGCTCAAGAATGAAGAGAACGGTGTCCAGAACGCTGACTGAGCAGGGCGCGCACATCTTCCCCGAGCAACGCGCGAAGATCATCGCCATGCTCGAGAGCGGCTGTTATCCGAACGTCTCGCAGATAGCACGGGCCTGCAAGACGACAAGGATGACCATCTGGAACATGCTACATGCCGACCCCGACCTATCCAAGCGGTTCCACTCGGCCGTCGCTGCGAAGATAGACGAGGTGGAGGAATCCGCGATCGACCTCGCCATAAACGGCAACAACGAGATAGCCAAGCAGAAGGCGCAGGAGTTCGTGCTCAAGCACAAGCGGCCGGAGGAGTACGGCGAGAACGCCGAGATCCTCGCAGCGGCGTCCCGTGCCGTCAAGCGCATCATCGTCGCGCCGCAGTTGCCAACGATAGCCGTTGACTCGAACGGGATACCGATTGAGTTCAAGAAACAGGAAGAGCCCGTAGAGGCGGAGGCGGAAGTTGTCGAAGCGGTCGCCATCTCAAGATAGCATCGTGGAAACGGCCACGACTGAGAAGAGTCTCACCGCGGACAAGCTGTGGAACCCCGCGATGAACTCCGTCTGGAACGAGATATACCCGTTCGTCATGGGGCGCGAACAGCGCGGGGACATGCCGCCGTGCAAGTACGACGAATTGTTTTTACAGGGAGGACGACTGTGTGTCGATGGAGATACGCTCATAGCCACGCCTTACGGAGATGTGAAAGTAAAGGACTTTGGCGGCGGAGAGGTGTATGCCTACGACAAGGGCGGTCGCATAGTCGTGGCGGACGGATGCGCGGCCACCAAGTACGAGCCAGAGAAGATGTACAAGGTGACGCTATCCGATGGACGCGACATCACCTGTACAGCTGAGCACAGGTTCCTTACTTCTCGAGGCTGGTTGTCTTGCTATGAGTTGAAGGACGGCGACCAACTCGCATCACTTTCTTGCCCTCGCGATGCAAGCGCCAGCGATTTCTTGAAAGCTCGGAAAGTTTCTTCCGACCTTCGGGGGTCATATTATGGCGGACACCTTTCAAAGTCGCACGAAGATGCTGTCCGTTTGACGAGAAGACTTCTAGGTTTGATATATCGTTGTTCGCGGGATTACCGTCTCTGTGATGCACAACTTCTGTCGGAAGCAGATACCTACCAAGATGTTCTTCAACTACTAGCCGATGGGCAAGCACATAGCCAGCATGGTTCGCATGAGGATGGTTCGGCCTGCGGAAGTACAGATAGCCATTCTTGCCTATGTGAATCCCGCCTTTCCATCGGGAATTATCACACCCGCGACGAGGGCACACATTTTGAAGAGCAGGAAAGCCAAACCTACGAAAAGCTTTTTGAATTGCTTTCGGAGATCTATTCAGCTTCTTTGCAATCTCAAACGAGCGATACCCTTCTCTACAAAGTTCAAGAAGCCTCTCAGCTTCTTCTCGCTTCCAGGCTCGAGGCATTACGTTGCCCCAACGATCTAGGCCGATGTTCTCTGGAAGGACATATCCTTCGAGAGATTTGCGACACGCTTCCGCGTAGTGTTTCCGATGAAACATATTCAGACTCCTTTCAAAATGTGGATGACCTTAGGCTCAACCGCCATTATTATACCACATTTGCGGACGTGCTGTCAATCGAGTATGTAGGCGAGCGTGAGTTCTACGACATATTCGTTCCGTTCTACAACAACTACATCGGCAACGGAATAGTCCAGCACAACAGCGGCAAGTCGTACTTCGCGTCCGTCATAATCTGGATGGCCCTTGAGAACGATCCGCAGAAGAACGCCGTCATCATCAGGAAGGTCGCATCGTCCCTCAGGAAGTCGTGCTGGAAGCAGATGATGAAGGTGCGCACGCGCCTCGAGCTCTTCAACTGGGAGCCGAACCGCACGGAGATGACCTTCACGAACAAGATAACCGGACAGCAGATATTCTTCGTCGGCCTTGACGACGAGGAGAAGGTGCGCTCCATCACGGTCGAGAAGGGGTATATCTCCATCGCGTGGTTCGAGGAGGCCAAGCAGTTCCGCGACATGGAGGAGATAGACCAGGCGGTATCATCGCTCCTGCGCGGCGGCGCGGAAGACGACGACATGAACGGCGACAACTGCGACGAGGAGGAGGGCGACATGGAGTACATGACAATCCTCACCTACAATCCGCCGAAGTCGAATTTCGACTGGATCAACAGGGAGGCGAAGATGGGCGCGTTGAAGCCAAACCGCCTCACCCACAAGTCCACGTATCTCACGATGCCCAAGCGGTGGATCGGGTCGAAGGCCCTGAACGAGATCCGCATCATGCAGAAGATGAAGCCGACGCAGTACAAGCACATGTACCTCGGCATGGTTACCGGAACGGGCGGAGAATACTTCCACAATATAACGATCCGCCGCATAACGGACGAGGAGATCGCCTCGTTCGAGTATTTCAACATGGGCATAGACTGGGGGTTTTCAGACCCGAATGTGTTCCATAAGACATACATTCGCGACAGGCGGATGTTCGTATTCGACGAGATCTATCAGGACGAACTGCCCGAGGACGGCTCAAACAAGTACGAGGCGTTCGCGAAGATGGTGCTTGAGCACACGAGGGACTGCCCCGACGATACGATCTACTGCGATGCGCAGGGCAAGGCCGAGGCGGAGATCCTGAGCGGGAAGAAGTTCAACATCCCGATAGCGTTCGCCCCGAAGCAGGGCGTCAACGGGCGCAAGGAAGGCTACAGGTACTTTCAGGGACTGCTGGAGATAGTCATCGACCCAGTCAGATGCCCGCACGCCGCGAAGGAGTTTCAGTCATTCGAGGCGAAGATCGCGCCCGGCGGCAAGGGATGGCTTGACGAGCCGGGGACTACAGGAGACCATTGCCCCGACTGTTGCAGGTACTCCGAGTGGATGAACATACAGAACTCAGAGTACAACGAGGACTACGATCCGGACAAGACCGTATCAGAAGAAGCAGACATCTTTGACGACGACGACGGCCTCGTGGACTCGGACGACGATTTTGACCCCGTCTCCATTGACACGGGCGACGATGACTTTGTATAATCTGCCCAAGGAGGACTGATGAAAAAGACAGCCAACAGAAAGTCGGTCAAGAAGACTGAGAAGACGGTCAAGAAGACTGGCAAGCGAAAATCGGCGGTAGAGGCATTCACCAAGAAGATGGGTGATATGCTCGCCAAGGGGTACTATCCCGACGCGGTAGAGGAGATCTCCGAAAGCGAGATTAAGGATTCAATAGCCGCCCGTCTGAGCATTCCCGTCGGCGAGTCTTCTGGCACGAAGCGCAGGATAACGGCTGACGCCTCTCCGATGTCCGTCAAGCCGACTGAGTACAACGGGCCGATACCGCTCGGATTCAGATCCATTCCGCCGTCCCATCTGCTCGGCCTGCGAGGCCCGATGGGCAAGGCCCTCAAGCACTTCGGCGCGAGGAACTTCTACCTCGGCGATCAGATCAATGCGTGGTTCGACCAGAACTGCTTCGTGAACAAGGCCGATACGATGCCCGGCGAGGATGCAGTCGCCGCAGGCTATTCGTTCAAGCCGCGCGGCAAGCAGGACAAGAAGCTCGTGTCCGAACTGGAGGACATCTTCTTCTCCGAGAGTTTCAACCTCGACGAGACGATGACGATGTTCGAGCACAACAAGCGTTGCTTCGGCGCGGCCGTGATGGTTCCGTGCTTCGAGGAGGGCGTGGACATGTCCGTGCCGCTCGTTGACTACTCCCAGCTCAAGGGCAAGACATTCCTCGGGTGGACGAACATTGAGCCGTACTATCTGTCTCCGCAGTTCGATCCGGGATCGAGGGAGCTTCTGGATCCGACCTACAAATACTACATGGTTCCGTCGCGTTGGATCGTCTACGGCGGCGAGGGCGGAGAGGCGCAGAAGCCGTACAGGGACATCCACCGTTCGTGGGTGTTCTTCCGCCGCCATGTCCCGACGAGCAAACTCTACCAGCCGCAGTACAAGTGGCAGGGGCCGTCGGTTCCGCAGATGATCCTCGAACGCCTGTACTCCGCCGAGGTGTGCGCGAACGAATCCTCCATGCTTCTCAGGAGCAAGCGCACGTTCGTGATGGAGGCTGATGTCCGCAAGATGGCGGCTAATCCCGAATGGGCGGCGAAGTTCATGCGCTCATGTAGCGCGAATGCGAACAACTGGGGCATCCGCGTGGTTCCCCTGAACTCCAACGCGAAGCAGATGGACAGCTATCTGTCCGAGTGCATGCCCCTTACGACTGCGCAGTACGGCATCCTCTGCGCGGAGGTGTCGATCCCCGCGCCGAAGTTCATGATGGCGCAGTTGACCGGGTTCGCCAACAGCGGCAACTACGAGATAAAACTCTACGCGCAGGGCGAGAAGATCCTCCAGAAGAAGGATCTCGTGCCGATCGTCAAGCAGACCGCGAAGTTCCAGATGGCGTGCCTCAGGGGCGAGCCGATGGACTTCGACGTGCAGTTCGGCGATGTCGATGTCCCGACCATTGAGGAGCGCGCGGAGATACTCTACGAGCAGGCGCGCGCCGCGAAGTTTACGGCGGAGGCGGAGCAGATAAAGAAGGGTGCGAGGCCCGTAAACAACCACCATGCGGAAACGGAAGAAAAATAGGCACTTGCGCAGTCCGCAAAAAAAGTGTAGTATATTTTTCAGATGAGCAAGAAAAAGACAGACGCGAACGGGTTCGTCACTTTCAGGGACTGCAAGTTCTTCTGCGAGTGCGTCACCCAGTATCTCGGCAAGGAGATAGACGATGGCACGATGGGCCTCAAGCCCAACGGCATCTACAACGTCTACCGCCCCAAGGACGAGATTGCCAAGAAGGAGTTCATCGAATCCCTCAACGCCAAGCCCCTTCTCGACGACCATCACGTCATCGGGAACGTAAACGGGATGGCGAGCCCCGACAGCAAGCGCGAGGCTGGAGTGCTAACCGAGGTCAGGCTGGACGGCAACTCGCTCGTCGGCAGGATCGACGTATGGTCTCCGGCCCTGCTCGAAAAGATCAGGAGGGGCAAGAAGGAGCTCTCCCTCGCGTACTCGTGCGACTTCGTTCGCCGCAAGGGAGTGTTCCACGGGGAACGCTACGATTTCGTTCAGTCCAACCTCAGGTGCGGAAACCACCTGGCGCTAGTCGATGAGGCAAGAAACGGTCACGATTGCCGCGTCGCAGACGGAACACTTGTTCGTGACGAAACCATTAAGCTGGAGAAGCCCGACATGGACATTAGCAAACTCTCCGCCGATGAAGTCGTGGAGGCCCTCAAGGGTTGCTCCGACGAGGTTCGTGCGGCGTGCAAGGACTTCCTCAACACCCCCACGGAGGCCGAAAAGAAGGCCGCCGAGGACAAGGCGAAAGCCGAAGAGGAAGCCAAGAAGAAGGCCGAGGAGGAAGCCGCCAAGAAAGCCGCGGAGGACGCCGAAGCCAAGAGAAAGGCCGAGGAAGAGGCCAAGGCCGCCGCCGAGAAGAAGGCGGCTGAGGAAAAGGCGGACGCGTGCAAGGACGCCGTCGCCGAGTACAAGGAGACCGAGAAGCTCGCCGCGGACTGCAAGCCACTGTTCGGCGAGATCTCCATGGACTCCATCAGCACGCGCGCCGATCTCGTGAAGCACATCTGCGACATGAAGATCGACACGATGCACAGCCGTGCCATCAGCGTCCAGAACATCATCAAGGACTCGAAGCCTGAGGTCGCCATTGCCGCACTCAGGGGAGCGCTTGCGAGTGCAGGCGCGGAGGTGAAGCGCACCGTTGTCAGGGATGCCAAGGCGTCCGATGGCAAGGTCTCCTTCGCCGCCTACATGGCAAGCAACAAGTAATCGAAGGAAGCATCAAAATGCAGACTACGATCAACAAAGACATGGCTATCGGCGTCCCCGGCACGCACGGGAACGGACAGCCTTACTTTGCCGACCCGTACATCGCCGCCAGCGACGTTGTCATGGGTGGAGTCGCGGCAGTCAATGCGAACGGCAAGGCCGTTCCGTATTCGGCGACCGCCACCACGCCCGTCGGCATCTTCGTCAACCCCAACGAGCACGTCCGCATGGTTCTGCCGTCCGACACCCGCTCTCTCACGGTCGCAGCCGGAAACACGGTTGCCATCGCGAAGAAGGGCGCGTGGTACGTCAAGGTGCCGACCGCCGACGCGACCAACTGGGTCGTCGGTGCGAAGGTCATCTACGACGCGACCAGCTACGGTCTCCTCGTTGGCACCACCAGCCCCGTGGCTGAGATTCTCGAAACCGACGGCGTTACCGCGCTCATCCGGTTCCTGTAACAAGGAGGTTAAAAATGCCTATTCCGACCATCATCACCGATTCGGCCTCTGCGGAGAACTGCCGCAAGGGCTTCATCGTCAGCGACGCCATCGCGAAGTCCACCTTCGGGTATAACGACGCGAAGAACATGGGCTTCACCTGCGATGTCAACGCGGTCAAGTACATGCTCGACTCCGATCCCGGTCTCCGTCAGGCGGCGGAGAAGATCGCGGAGGACGCGGGCTTCTCGCTCGGCGATGGCAACATCGACGCGCTGGGCCAGTTCTTCACCATCTTCTTCGAGCAGACGATCAACGTCCTGTACCGCGGCCGTACCGCCGCGCAGACGTTCGGCGTCAAGACCGTTGGAGACTGGACGACCGAGCGCATCGCGTTCAAGCTCCGCGAGCTCACGGCCAAGGCGTCGATCTACGACGACTGGACGCGCGCTCCGTACGCCGGGTACAACTACGGCTGGGACACCCGCGACACGCTCCGCATGGAGTGGGCGCTCGAGGTCACCAAGCTGGAGGAGGCCGTCGCGTCCGTCATGCGCCGCAACGCGTACAAGGACAAGATGGACGCAATCACGCTCAACAACGCGATCTGGACGAACGAGTTCTTCTGGAACGGCGCGGCTGTCGCTCAGAGCGGCGGTACGTGGTACAAGAAGCTCTACGGCGTCCTCAACGAGCCCAACCTCGCCGCGCGCAAGACCAACCTCTCCGTCGATCCGGGATCCGCGTCGATCACGGTTGACAACATGATCGCCGCCCTGCGTTTGGTCAAGCAGACCTTCACGGACGACCTTCAGGGCGCGGCTGGCGACATCCAGACGCTCCCCGTCGAACTCGCGTGCCCGCTCGCGTGGCAGTCCGCGTTCACCGTGCC